TGTTCTATCAAGGATTAAATCAGAACCACCTGCTCCAACAGAAAAGATTGATGAGGCGGCTATAGTAGAAAAAGCTATGTACCAAATTGATCGACAAAATGGAGTAGAGAAGTTTGCAACAGATTATAACCATCTTAATAATGATTCAAAGCTCAGAGATATGGTTGACCAAGCTACGATAAGAATCTTAAAAGAGAACCCTAAAATGTCTCCTAGTAAGATTATTAATCAAGCTGCTATTGAAGTAGATACTTGGCTCAATCAATCAACTGGCAAAACAGATCTTGTTGATGATGCAAATGAAAAGAAAGCTAAAATTAAAACTGTTAAGAAGGCTAATGTAAGAATGAAGGCCCCTACGGGCTATAAACCAAAAACTCAAGCCGAGATATTCGCTGGGTACAAAGCGACTCGGCCCAAATAAGGAGTAGATCATGTCTGGACAATTATGGGGAACAAATGAACTCGGAGGATTCATGTATTCGGATCAATTATCTGATAAGATTCGTGAAGAACTCAAGCCTATGGTTCAATACCGACAGCACTGCGATGCCAAAGACGGCATGGACAAAGGTTACAATACTGGTGATTTGTTCCATTGGAATGTTTATTCCAAAATTGCTAATCAAGGCGGAAAGATTCTTGAGAATGAAGAAATGCCAGAGAGTAATTATACCATTACTCAAGGGACTCTTCAGGTCACAGAGTACGGACAAAGTGTTCCGTTTAACTCAAAGCTTGACGATATGTCTAAGCATAGTGTTGAAGAAATCATTGACCTTGTATTGAAGGATGATGCTGCTAAGGCATTTGATATTGATGCTCGTACTCAGTTTGATGCAACCAAGCGTACTGTAGTAGCTACTGCTGCCGGTACTGCCTCTGCTGATAACTTGACTTGGGGCACTGATGGTACTGCTGGTGCAACGAATGCTGCCGCTCTTGACAAGTATCACCTCAAAGCTATTGTTGATGAAATGAAAGAGTCTAATATCCCTACCTTCCAAGGTGGCGATTATTTTGCGATTGCTCGTCCTTCAACCTATCGTAATCTGAAGAATGAAATGGAAGCATTGCATCAGTATGTTGATCAGGGTTTCCGTATGATTATGAATGGTGAAATTGGTCGCTATGAAGGTATGCGCTTTATTGAGCAAACTAATATTGATAATGTTGGGTTCTCAGGTTCTAAATCTGATACTGTTCATTTCTTTGGTAAAGATACTGTGGCAGAAGCTATTGTATGTCCTGAGGAAATTCGTGGTAAGATTCCAACTGATTTTGGCCGCTCAAAAGGAGTAGCATGGTTAACTAGCTTGGTAGAAAAAGTTTCTAGTTCTTTCTATCAGCTAAGCCCAGCTTAGCAGAAATGTTAAGTTTGAATCTGTGTGAATTGCTGGAAAGCCCTAAAGTTGTAATAACTACAACGTAACTTGAAAAGGTAAGCGTGAATGTTTAAAAATATTACAAATATTACAATGGGTGATCAGCAGCCAAGCACCTTAACTGGTGAAGGTTCAACGACTAGGGAGTTATGCCCCGTAGACTGCAAGCTATTGGCAGTCGAAGCGCACAGCACCTTGAATAAAGGTGAAGATATAGTCTGTTCTGCATTGAGAGATGCAGGTGTTGCGATCTGAGGTATTGCATGGTATTATTCCTTAACTATTTGCTTAAGGAGATATTATGGATATCACAGTGGAACTTATTGAGAGGTTTAGTGAGAAATGGGAATTAAACAAAGACAATCAATGCTGGGAATGGAATGCTGCTTCACATGTGTGGGGTTACGGTCAAATAAAAATACCAGGAACACGAAAGCAGATACCAGCACACCGATTGTCATATCTCATACATATAGGAGAAATTCCTAATGGGATGCTTGTTTGCCATTCATGCGATAACCCAAAATGCGTTAAGCCTAGCCATTTGTTTACTGGAAGCTATAAAGATAATTCTCATGACATGGTTGCAAAGAATCGCCACCTGTTTGGAGAAAAAAATTCAATATCAAAGCTTACAGAAGATAAGGTTAGAGCAATCCATAGACTCAATGGAGATGGAGTATCACAAGGAAAGCTGGCAAGAAGTTTTGGTGTTAGCCAGTCAACAGTGTGGAAAATTCTTCATGGGTTTAGGTGGAAACGTATTTACAATGAGATCAAAGACAACCGGACGGAAACTAGCGATTCCGTTTGAACATAAAGATGCAATCGGTGGATTTGGGCTTGTACACACTGACGCTACTAATTCTCGTATTATCGAATGGACTTGTGATTCTGTCTGATTTAAAGGAGCTTAAAAATGATTACTTATGACAAACCGCTTTATCAAACTTACACTGCGCACGCTAATGCCTCTGTGAGTACCGCTGCTGATATCTTTCAGCTAACTAGCCCTGTCCCTGGAATGGTAGGCCGTATTGTTGGTGTATCTATCGTCACAACTACTGCAACTACTGCTGCTGCTTCTGCTGTACGTGTTGGCACTGTTGCTGATCCTGATGCATTTGCTGAATTTGCTGTACCTGTTGCTTTAATTGATACATCAGTCCCTATCACTAATGCGTTGATTCGTGCTACAGAAGACATCACTGCTGATACTGTAGTTCTTGTGTCTGGGAGCGGAGCTGCTACGGCAGGAGCGATTGATTTAGCTCTTACTGTTGCTTGGGCTTAATATGCTAAACCTCGGTGATTGCTTCTACGAAGCAGAAAGGAAACGAACCGTGAAAACTACAGCAGTTAAAAACAAGCAAACTGGCTTGTCGAAACAAGTTAAGATCCCTAAGGGGCAAAAGCCTCGTGGTGAAGGCCAAGGTCATCGACCTGTAGAAGGTTAACCAATCGTGGGGTAGGCTTAATACCTGCCCCACTTTTCTATGAAAAGGGTATCGACATGCTTGACCGCTCAAGGCATTATTATACAATAGGCAGAAATGAAGAGAATATTAAGTTTAAACAAGATGGTGAGTTTTACTACAATGATGGTTCACCTGTTAAAGAAGTAATCCAAGAAGTTGTTGAAACAAAAGCTGTCCAAGTTAAAAAAACCCGTAAGAAAAGAACTACTAAAAAGGACTAACATATGACTTTCCTTGAATTGAGTAAACTAGCAAGACAAGAATGTGGGATACAAGGGAGTAGTCAACCTGTAACTGTAGTAGGTCAGGCAGGTATCCTTAAGAGAGTAGTTGATTGGGTTGCAGATGCAGACATCTATATTCAAAGGCTACATGCTGATTGGGACTTTCTTTGGGCTACACATGAACCAAGCACAACTAGTGGATCAATGTACCTCTCTTCTCCTGATGATTTAGGTCAATGGGACTTTGAATCTTTTGCAGTGAATAGAGGTTTGTCTGATGGAAGGCCACTATCTAAAATTACATATAACGAATGGAGATCAAACCAGTCTCTAAAGACTAATCAACCTCCTTCTCAATATACATCTATGCCAAACAAAGTTATTGCATTAGAATTTCCTGCTGATGATACTTATGCTATTTATGCAAACTACTGGAAAGCACCAGTTAAACTAACTGCCAATACTGACACTCCTATTTTCCCTTCAGAATATCATAGGGCTATTATAGCAAGAGTAAAAATGTGGTTCTTTGAGGATTCAGAATCAGTAGAACTATATAAACTAGCAGAGAAAGAGTTTAAAGAAGTATTGCAACGCCTAGAGTTAGATCAACTCCAGGAATATGATCAGCTTGGTTTGTATCGTCCTGCTTTAATGTCAATTATATCAGTATGAGTCGCACAACGCAGTACTTCCCATTTGCAGGTGGTGTCAATACCGATACTCCTGCCTTATCTATGGCTGCTGGTGAACTCATTAATTCTACTAACTATGAACATGCAATAAATGGTGGTTATCGAAGAATAGGTGGATTTGAGAGGTTTGATGGTAGACCCTCTCCGTCTAGTCTCTCAAGAACTGATTATGATACTGATGCACTATATGCTGCTGCTGTTGAAGCATTACGAACACCTATACTAGCTATTGCAGGAGTTGGAGATATTCTTGGTGTATGGAGATATAATGATACTACATATGCATTTAGGAATAAGGTTGGTGGAACTGAAGCTGGTATGTGGGAATCTACCTCTGCTGGATGGGTGGAAGTTGTAACAGGTGTAACGCTTCTTGCTGATGGCAGATATGAATTCATAAATGTTAACTTTAGTGGACATTCAGGTTCAGTTACAATGTTTGGAGTTGACGGTAAGAATAAAGGGTTTATGTATGATGGAACTACATTCACTCAAATAACTACTGGTATGACAACAGATACTCCAGAACATTTACATAAATATAAGAACTACCTATGGTATTCATTCTCTGGTGGATCTGTACAGAGATCTTCTCTAGGAGTACCTACTACTTGGAGTGCATTAACTGGTGCTGCTGAACTAGGTATTGGAGATGATATAACTGGCTTTAAGGATGTTGCTGGCGATTCATTTGCAGTATTCTGTAGAAACAGTACACATATAATTAGTGGAACTCCAGAAACTACTGCATTTAATGTAAGTACATATTCAGAAACATCAGGAGCGTTAGAATGGACTATTCAAAGACTAGCGTATCCAGTATATCTTGACGATAATGGTGTTCTTGAATTTAGAAGTGTTCAGTCTTATGGTGATTTTCAGGCAGCTACATTAAGCCAAAAGATAACTAAAAGGTTATCACCAATAACAAATCTTGCTACAGCTTCTATGGTGGTAAGGAAAAAGAATCAATTTAGACTATATTTTTCTAACGGTACTGGATTTATATTTACATTTAGTGGAACTAAACTATCTGGAATTATGCCAGTGAATTACGGTAAAACAGTTAAATGTTGCTGTAATAGTAGTGATTCCGATGGTACCGAAGTTTTGTTCTTTGGTTCAGACAATGGGTTTATTTATCAATTAGATTCTGGAAACTCATTTGATGGAAGAAGTTGTTGCTTGGATGCGTCCTAGCTTTCATCATTTTAAATCTCCAGAAAACACAAAAAGATTCTTCAAGATCGTGCTAGAGATTGATGCAGATGAGTCTGCTAATTTAGCATTTCTACCAGTATTTGATTATGGTGATTCATTACAGCCAGATGCTATAGAAGGTGAAATTTCAGTTACTGGCGTAGGTGGAGCA